AACGCCATTGATGACCATGATAAGTATAGTTTTTCTCACAGTAGTTAACAATCTTTTCAGCGCTTTTTGCAATTGTTTCGTTAAAACCAATTACTACTGCGTCAGACCATTGAGGGTTAATGTAATCATCCATCTTTTATAAATCTCTGAGGCTAAAATAGGAGCAAAATGATTATGACCTCTTTGATCCATATGTCCTCTTCCATCAGGATATTTTTTAACTAAATCTCGCATATAATATCTCCATATACAAGGACTGCTAGCAATTAAGTCATTGTCTAAAACATTAGGTCTATAAATAGGGATAAGTAAAAGATTGTCAGGAGTAGCCTCTGCTAAAACCGACCTAACAAATAATGCGTTAGTTCTCCAATACCAAGCTTGTCTAGTAATTTTTTTAAACCACAAGTCTTGTACTAACTTACCCCAAATATCTCCATGTCCCCAATGATAAGGTAGTAAATAATCACCATTACCTCTTGGATCGGCTCTGTGATGATGACCTATCAACCAAATAACTTTAAATTTGTTGACAAGATCGTTACTTATAATGTATTCTGCTTGTGCGTCTAAAGTAATTCCAGGATTTTCCCAACGATTTTTTAAACCAAGAAGATCAAAAACTGGAACTGGTGCCTCGTCTGAAGGAATCGACCATGAATTACCAACTACAAAAATCTCATCACTCATGTTAATAATTTCCTGCGGAGATAGTTACACTCAAGGAGAAGGGCTTGAAAAGCAAGAACAGGCATATCCTTATATTTTAAGTAAAGCACTTAATTCGTCAATAATAAATCTAGCGCAAAGCGGTGCTTCGGAATATCTTATTACATCACAAGTTGAGGAAGCTGTCAAGAAAAAACCTGATTTAATAGTAATTGGTCATACTAGTGAGTATAGATGGCAAGTGTGGGACTTCAGAAATAATCAGTGGCAAGGCTTTATAGTAGCTAATCACGTTCTCAAAAACGAAAAGTACTATCGAAATTGGATTCTATCAGAACAGATATTAGGAAATAAAAGAAAAAACACTACAGAACATCAAGCTGCTTGGCACGCTGCAGGTATGCTATACTTTTCAGAAAATGATCTTGTAAAAAGGTTATGGAGTGGAGCAGTGTCCAAACAAATTTTACTATGTCAAAGAGCAGATATCCCTGTGATTCATCACTGTTGTTTTCCTCATCTACAACCTCTTTTATCAGAACTAACAGATAATTATATTAACTTTAATTTAGATTTAGAAAAACACAAAGACCCTGCACTAGATAACTCTCACGCAGGGCCTAACAGTCATTTAAAGTTGGCAAAACTAATCAAGAACAAACATCAACAAATTCTTTGATTTCTTCCCACTTTTCTTCTTCTTCGTCTAAATTTTGTTTACGAATTATAGTAGCCACTTTAGTAATTGTAGCAACAGGTATTCCATACTCAGACTTAATATCTTTTTTCAATTCAGCAATTGATTCACGGATAGATTCAGCTTGAATCATTAGGTCTACAATACGACTAATTTCTGATTTAAGTTCAGCTTTGAGTGCTGCTTCCATTTGTTCCCTCTATTAGTTTAAATGTTGAACGGACTTTAGTTGGTATTTTACGAATTAACTTTTTAGCTTGAAGCTCTTCAATAACATCAGCAAAAAGTTTGTAAGAAAGATCAGCAGTGTTTTTAATCTCATCGTTTGCAACATTATGAATTACAAGCTTTTGATTAATGATATTTAGTGCAGTAACTATATTAGCTGATCCAATTATTCGAGTTCCCTCGAAATCTCCTTCAGTGCGGGGTCGCACTAACTCATAGGTATCATTTTCCCATATAGAACCCTCTTCTTCATCAAACACTTCTATAGGCATTGATTGAAGTATGTTCCAAACAATTTTACAAGCAGCTTCTTGGTCCATCTCTGGCTCCCTTCGGTCGCTGGTGCTGAGTGGAGGACTTGAACCCCCAGCCTCTGGAGTACAAAACCAGTGCTCTACCAGTTGAGCTAACTCAGCTCACACGCTTCGCGTGAACTATGATGCGATCCAGTCATCACGATGCGAGTGGTTATAGAACCAAGCAAGTGCAATCTCAACTCGACGAGACGCATCTTTGGAGTGAATAGAATCAACAAACTCACGTTTGAAGCGGAGCCAAGGATTCTTTTCATTTTTGATAGGCTTGAGAACAGATACATCACGTTCATTCCAGTGTTGACAACGATTTGCATAGGCTGCCTCAGCGTTAAGTGTACGCGTTGTCTCTCCGAGACGAGGCTTCAAAGTTTCATATAACTCACAAAACGCTTCGCGTTTTTCGCTATCACTCAGCTCTGAGAGGCTGATGCGGCGTGCGTTACGTACAAGATCACGATATCCATTCTTGGAAACAAGTTTAAAATACATTTTTTATACCTTTATTAATAGCATAGTTTATAGGAAAGTGCAATGTGAAAATTATAAGACTGATTACTCATCAAAAATCGGCTCTAGCATTTTAGGAGGATACGTCACTTTTCCTCTTTTCCAAAATTCTTTAGCATCATACCAGCGGCACTGAGAGTTAGACTTCCAAAGAGCGTTGATACGTTTTACAGCACGATCATAGTATTCATGATAAGGAGCCTCGTAGAGATCTAATCGATTTCTAGCCTCTTCCATCCACTCGTGGGCTTTCCAAGGATTCCAACGAGCAATGTTTTCTGCTTCATGAATAGTTCTTTTAATTGACCAGTCTGTATATCCTGTGATGGTACCGTACTGAACAGGTTTAGCTTTAGCCATCTCTTTTCCTTATACGTTTATAGATTGATTTTGCGAGTTGATGATTTAATTTTTTAGTCATGTGGTTGTAGTGTTGCTCTGTTAGTGGAGAAGCTAATGCTAGATTTTTTAGCTCGCCTGGTATAACAGTGCCTGTAGTAAATTTATATGTCTCGTTAAAACACCAGAGGTGAACAATTTCTCCTTTATACTGTTTAAGATGTGTATGATCAAACCAATAGAGTTCTCGGTGCTGTCTTAAATTTTGATAATCTTCATCAAATAGATGTTCATAAAAGCTTTTAGCAGCTGCTAATACTGGATCAGTTTCTGCATACTCTGTAGCAGTTGTTTGATTAATAATCTTATCTTTATAGTAGAGCCTAGAACTATGCGTCCAAGTAAAAACTGTCATGTCAGCCTTAGAGTTAAAACTTTTGATAGCATTTTCGTGGGAAGAACCGCTTCTGCCACGACCAATCATTGTATATCCTAAATGATCAGCCAATAGCTTTGTCCAAGACTCGGGCGCTTTTGATGCACAGAAAGAGTCTCCACAAAAATTAATTGTTTTAGGCATTAACTATGCCAATATTGTTGATATGATTATAGTGATCTACTATATCAACAATATATCGTGCAGCAAAGAATTCACCGTGTGATTCTTTTAGTTCTTGATACTCTTGCATAATGTCTGGAGAGTGTTGGTAGAGTAGAGCTTTTGCTTCTTGAAGTGTAGGTCGTTTGTGCATTGAAATACCTTTGTTTTAATTATTATAAGTAATATATCAATTTTTACAGCATAACGCAATTATAAGTCAACATGCAAATGAATTATGAGTGCAACTGATTTAATCTATTTCCTATAACTTCTGAAATACAAACTCGATTGCGATGCCCACCACGGTTGTACTGAGAATATTCTTCGCCTCCTAATCCAAACATGATACAGTCGGTAGGTTCTAGATTCATCTCAGAACAAACTTTTTGATACACAGCGTCATATTGATCCCAGTTGTAGTCAACACTATAGTGAGAGATTAGTTGAGAAGCAACGCGGAGAGATAGTCTATTGTGCATATCAACAGAGTTGAACACATCAATTCCATCGTCTCGATCTTCTCGTTGCAGTCGCAGTCCTACTCGTAAAAACTCTGCGCCATAAAAAGCTTTTGAGATAGAAAATGTGAGTGTTTCAATAGCTGGATATCGAGAAAGGTCTAGTCTAATATTTTTTGCACAAGGGTAGTAAGCAAAGTCTAGAAGCACTGGACAACCTAACTCTTCGCAATA